CTTAAGCAAGTGCCACAATTCTACCTTAACAGGTATCCCAACGCAACGTATAATGAATACGTTGACGACCTACATGAATTTCTAAACGGACTATGAGTTTTTTTCAACACGTCAAACTACATGAGTATGACATTACAGACAAGGGCATCTCTCAAGCATGTTATGATGAACTTGTCGCTAGTGGCAACAACTCAACAGAAGACCAGTTGAGAGTTCTAGCAAATGACATGCGTGAACAGTTCAAAGATTACATGCGTCCTTTATTCTCATGAATCAATTCCGAATTGAATGTTCAGAGGTAAACTACTTCACGGTTTTAGTTGAAGCAGATACCAAAGAAGAGGCAAGCGAACTTGCCAAAGCAAATATCAATTCATTTGATATTGAAGATGAATACACCTCTGAGTGGACTATTGAGAGTGTAGAGGAATTATGAGAAAATCCAGCTGACTTGCAACCAGTTCACGAACTGTCCACTAAGACCCCACACGGGGTCTTTTTTTGTTATTATAAAGAAGTGGGAGAGGGTTCAACCATTTTGAACATGGTATACATGGCATCCCTGAGTTCATCTGACGGTAACTGGTTTCGCCCATCCGCAGTAACTGAACAGACATCTGCTATGTACAGTTCTTATATGGTTACTCTCCTACATGTGGAGCGAGACGCTAGGCAGGGGTGAGCGACAATTCAGAAGGATCTTAAATGACCGTGTATTGAACATGGTGATCGTACTGTTTTCCTTTGCTCTTTATGTTTGGAGACCTCTAGTACTGCTGATGTCCTAGACATCTGAAAAGACAGTTTTGAAGTCAGACTCCACACCCAACCAATTCACAAACTGGTACACAGTATGCTTTTTTTCCTTGCTTTCTTGCTATACTGTGTATGTACTCAAGAAATTCTTATGAAACGACTTGAACTAATCATGGGACGCAACATTCCCGATAATGGGACTGTTACCGATAGCATGATGAATTCATTCATTAAGCGTGAGATCATGCCACATTTTGAGTATGGCACTTTCATAGATGGCGAAGGTCTCTGGAAAGGCGAACTAGAGCAAACCAAGATTTTTTATCTTGAGTGTGCTGATTCTGAAGTGGATGAGCATATGCTATCTTTGAACTGTATCGCAGCAGCGTACAAAAAACAGTTCAGGCAAGACAGCGTTCTTATCTCACAAGTCCAAACCAACAACGCATTTATTTAAATGAGTACATCAACTGCAATCCGCTACTGGACACCCAACGACCAGCGACAGTCCAGGCGTATCACGTTCAACACTTATCAGAAGGCGTTGGACATGCTGGCATTCTATCAAGGTGCTGGTATCAGGTGTGAACTCATAGCACCTGGATTCTAACAAATTGTTAAGGGTGATGGGCAACCGTCACCCTATCCTCTATAATAAGAGTATGAAAAACATTTTTCTCACTAACGCTGCCGCTAGGCGTGACCCTGTTGTTCAAGCAGCAATGGCAGCAATCCTTGAACGATTTGAGAGGACTGGATCATACGATCTTCCCAACGTCCAACCTCACACGGTAGAGGTCAGTCCAGTCAATTTCTTACAAGACGTGCTGGATGACTTAGGTGACCCACGCTTTTAACAGTATAACACACCCTGTCCGAAACGACAGGGTTTTTTGTTGGTTCGTGGGCGGGGTCGGATGCCGAGCAAAATTCAAAAGAGCTAACCTACAAAAGTATCCAGACGAGCGATAAATATAATTTGAAAATGAAAAAAAATTTTCCCCAAATCCAAAAAAATTTTCCTGGTAAAAAATGACTGAAAAAGACGAACCAAATATTATTACCGATACATCAGATGATGTTCATAACCAGTTGATGAATGACCCCAAGTATGCCGTCCACGTGCATGAGAGTCAACTCAAGCGTATCGTTGAGGTAATTGAAGAAGTATCTCAAAGATTGGTTGCATTAGAGGATAAGTTCATAGACTTGGAACTCTCTGTAAGATTCAAAGAGACTAAGAGGAATGATGGTCCGCCCGAATCCCCTACACTTTCTATATGATGGAACGTAATACATACCAAGACATACTGAATAACTTTGATAAATTTTGCGATGACTTTGAAGATGCAGCAGCAGAAAGATTCTCAGGACAAGATGAAGACTCCAGAACTCCAATCTCACATGATAGCGTTACACGAGTTACTCCAGAAGTTGTCCGAGAAGTTGAACCACTTGGAAGAGAGGATCTTATCGCTGGAGAAACCACAGTTGATGTACAAGCGACCTAATGCAGAGGAGCACGAAAGTATATCTGATACACTCAACTACCTACATAAGACAGTAGAGGAATTGAAGCAATGCCAGGAGGAGTAACGAGGGTAGGAGACACTGCCACTACATTTGATCCATGCAACGTCACAGGAGTTACTGCGATTGCTGGACCTGGTGCTGTTGGTCTTACAGGAGTTATTGTTAATGGTCAACCTGCGGCTATGTTGGGAGATCTAACAGCACCTTACTCATCAGGTATACCCCCTGTTTGTGTTCCCATTACCAAACCGATAGTTGGACCAGGTGCTCCTAGTGTATTTGTAAATGGGAAGGTTATATCAACACTTGGTGATACAGTTGGTACAGGAGTTGTAACTACAGCATCTGGTGTTGATAATCCATTAACAGGTGTATTTGCTGGTACGATAGTTGCAGGTCCACCGATTCCGTGATATAATAACAATACCTTAGAATAATTATTATGGCAATTATGGGTGGTGGAACATACGTTCCTGCAAAACCAAAGAATACTAGACAAGGACGTGGGAAGAACACAAAGCTTTCTGCTACTTCTCGCAATGCTGCTAAGAAGCGTTACAGAGGACAGGGCAGATGAGCGAAGAATTACTGAGGATTGCTTCTGCCCTTGAGAGGATTGCAGATGCTTTTGAGAAAGAGTTGCATGTTGATATTGATCATGCCCACATAGATGATATCGGTGAGATACACGGTGACGTGGTAACCCATCCGAAGCAGTTTTAGGGCGAGGTCTCCGACCCGAAAACACCGAGGGACTCTAAAGTACTATACAAATTATGCGAATTAACAAAATAGAAGTTGATGAAGGTCGTGATATTATTATCATGGATGAGGCTTTCAAGGCTGGTGAACACCAAGCACTATATGACACCTGTATGTCGTTGAAGTATTCTTGTGCGAATTCAAGTAACTTTGATATACAAGATATTAGTGACCGAAGACTTAAGGCTGATCTACCCCAACTTAATGAATATAAGTTAATGGATAATGGTCCTGATGGTACTAGGTATAGAAGATCTTTATGTCCTGTCTGTGGTTCGGACTTTCATAAAAAATATGGAGACCTAGGTAAAATACCTGAAGATAATATATGTACTGCTATCTTTGGAAGTTCTCTTCGTATGGAGAATTTCTCTCAATTTATTGATCCTGAGAAATATGAGTTCTCAAATGCATATGTTAATATGGGTCTTGTAAATGACTCTCATGAGATCCATGTAGATGGTCCTACAAGAGGTCAAGTTATAACCATGCTGATATACCCTAATATTGAATGGGGATCAAATCACGGTGGCGAGACGGTCTTCTATGAGGAAGATAAAACTGAGATGGTATATTTAAATCCATATGTACCAGGTAGAATATGTATTTTTGATGGGAGTATCCCACACTGTGCAAAACCACAAGCATTGGTCGGACCTAAGTATAGATTTACCATTGCATGTAAATTTACCAGAGTCAAAGAAGAAGATGGAGATTTACTGATGATGGATAGAGATTCTCAAGTACCAATGAATCCAACGGAAGTTGAGGGAGATATTGAATTCTAATGTACCAAGCACTACCCAGTTGTTTACAAGTTAAGCATAGTTCTGTCGCAGGACAGGGCATCTTTGCTACAGAGGATATACCAGATACCATTTATCTTGGTATATCCCATATAGTAGTGGATGATAAGATTATGAGAACTCCTCTAGGTGGTTTTGTGAATCATAGTGATGATCCTAATTGCGTGAAGGGGTATGAAGATCAAGGGTGGGGTAAAATCTATCATATGACAACAATTAGACCTATTAAGAAGGGAGAAGAGTTGTTTTTGAAGTATACATTTTACAAAGTTACATAAAACTCGCTAAATAACTACTGACTCAATATATCTGTCAGTAATGGCGACTAAATTGTCCTTTCGGGACATTAATATCAATTTTAAGAAGCATCCTGTTACTGGTGACCTAGTTGTCAGTAAGGATGCTTCTGCTATTAAGCAAGCAATTGTAAATTTGTTACTGACTAATAAAGGAGAACGACTATTTCAACCAGAGTACGGTTCTGATATAAGAAGTCAATTATTTGAACCTTTAGACTATGCTACTGCTGCTAGTATAAAGAGTTCCATATTATATTCATTGTCTACGTTTGAACCAAGAATTAATGTATTGAATATTAACATTTTTCTCAATTACGGAGATAATGGTTTTAATGTTGATATGACATATAAAATTAATGGTGTTGATACACCACCTACAAATGTAGAATTCTTCCTATCTAGAACGAGATAATGCCCTATACCCAAGTAAACAATTTAGACTTTGCTGATATAAAGACTGCCATCAAAGAGTATATGAGGGCAGAGACAGATTTTACTGATTATGATTTTGAAGGATCGGTTATCAGTCAATTGATTGATGTATTAGCATATAATACGTACTACACAGCGTTTAACGCTAACATGGTAGTCAATGAACTGTTCTTAGATTCATCCACCTTGAGAGACAACGTGGTTGCTCTGGCAAAGCAGATAGGTTACTCACCAAAGTCAGTCACGTCACCAAAGGCAGCAATTGATATGCAATTGTTGTTTACTGGCAATTCAACACCAAGTTCAGTTATATTAGAAGCTGGTACAGGATTCATAACAAATTATGATGACTCTTTATATGAGTTTGTTCTTTCGGAAGATTATAAGACGGAAGTTGTTAATGACACCGCTACATTTACTGATTTACCTGTATATGAGGGTTCTTTAATTACTAATAAAACTAGGGTAGATACTTCACTGAAGAATCAAAGATTTATTATTGATAATTCAAAAGCAGATGTTAGCACACTTAAGGTAAAAGTATTTGAATCAGGAAATTCAACAGTATCATATACTTATGAGAAAGCAGATAATATTCTGTCTGTTGGTTCTAGTGATAGAGTATACTTCCTTAGTGAAGTAGAGGATGAGAAATATGAAGTATTCTTTGGTGATGGTGTATTAGGAGAGAAGTTAAGCAACAATAATATTGTTGAAATTTCATACGTTGTCACTAGTGGTCCTGTTACTAATGGTGCTAAGTCCTTTGTGTTTAATGGAACTGTTACTGATGGTGATGGCAATACATTAAATACTCCGTTTTCCGTAAATACATTAACAACTTCTTCCGTAGCAAGCGGAGGAGCAGAGATTGAATCTATTTCCAATATTAAGTTTAATGCTCCTAAGTACTTTGGATCACAGAATAGAGCAGTTACTTCCAATGATTACTCTGCTATTGTTCGTAAGATATATCCTGCAATTAGTGATATTATAGTATTTGGTGGTGAAGAGCAAGAACCTCCTGCATATGGTAAGGTATTTCTTTCTATTAAACCAACTGAAGCAGCATCACTATCATCATACACAAAAAATCAGTTGACGACTGAACTTAAGAAGTATACAGTTGCTTCTATTAGACCAGAGTTTATTGATCCTTCTATTCTTTATGTTGAAATAGATAGTAATATTTACTTTGATAGTACAAAAACTAAATTACTTACTACTGATATCGCTTCTAAGGTTTCAACTACTATAGTTGAGTATTTGAAATCATCAGGAACAGAGAAGTTTAATGGTAAGTTTAGATATAGTAAGTTTGTTGGTGTTATAGATGGTGCGGATCGTGCTATTAATTCAAATGATACTTCTATTACTATGAGGAAGGATTTTATTGCTCAAATCAATACCTCCACTTATTATGAAATTTGTTATAAGAATGCATTTCTTAAAGATTGTGATGATCCAGTAGTTTCATCTACTGGTATCACAGTATTTGAACATCCAAATTACACCTCGTATCTAGAGGATAGAAATGGTAAATTGGTGCTATATAGACTAGACTCTATCACTGGTGATAAAATCTTATTGAATGATTCAGTGGGTGATGTTAATTATGATAAGGGTGAAATTCAAATTTATGACTTTACTATCTTGAAAGGTAGTTTCTCTGACAACCGTATTGAATTACGTGTCAAACCTGCTAATAAAGATATTGAAGTAAAACGTGAGATGTATCTAGATGTAGATGTATCAAATAGTAAATTCGTTGCGTATAAAGAGTAGTGCCAAAAACTGCCAATAAAGTCTCATTTTTAATTGAGTCACAAATACCAGATTTCATCAACGAAGAGTATGAACTTTTTGCTAAGTTTATACAGAAGTATTATGAGCAGAATGAAATTCAAGGTCAACCGTTGGATATTATTAGTAATCTCCAACAGTATCGTGATATAGATTTTTACGAGAAGAATATATTAAAGCAGTCATCTACAACCACAACGTATATACAAGATGTAGATAAAAGTATTACTGTTGTTGATGCTACTTCATTTCCTGAGAGTGGTGGTTATATTAAAATTGATGATGAAATTTGTTTCTATAAAAGTAGGACAGACACAGAGTTTTTAGAAGTAAGTCGTGGTGTAAGTGGTAATACAAAGATTGGTGATCTTTATGAAAAGAGTACTTTTGTAACAACACAGGCAGACAATCATATATTAGGGTCTACTGTACATAATATTAGTAATCTATTCTTATATGCTTTAGTTAAAAGTTTTGAGAAGCAATACCTTAGTAATTTTCCAGAACAGTATTTAAAAAAAGATATTGATAAGAGAACTCTTATTAAGAATATAACGTCTTTTTATAAAGCAAAAGGAACTGTTGATTCAGTTAAGTTTTTATTTAAGTGTCTTATTGATAATGATCCTGAACCATCAATTTCATACCCAAGAGAACATACATTAAAACCATCAGATTCTACTTGGATTAATAACTATTCAATTAAAGCAAAAATTCTTTCTGGTGATGTAAATGATTTAATTGGTAGAAAGATTACACAGACAACAGGTGATTATGCTTCTGCTATTGTAGATAATGTAAGATATGCTGGACAATATGATGGTGACGAATTATATGAATTGATTCTTTCGGAATCTAGTGTTAATGGAGTATTTTCTGTATCTACAAAAACAAAGTTAACAAAATCTATAGAAGCAAACCTTGGTACTGGCGATAGAGTTAATGTTTTCTCCACAATGGGGTGGGAAAATAAAGGAAAATTTATTATTGATAATGAAGTATTTACATTTAGTGATAAAAATGTAAACCAATTCATTGTTGAATCTAGAACAAATAATAATACACATGATATTGGAGAAATTGTAACATTTGGTTCTGATGTAAGTGGTAATGGAGTAGAATTATTAGTTTATGGTGTTGTATACAATTTAGAAGTAGATAATAAAGTTCCTTACTCAAATTCTGGTGATACCATTGATATTTCTGAGTCTGGTTTTGTTACTGATGATGTAAAAATATTTGATTCACAAAATAATCTTAGATGGACTATTGGTGGTACTACACCTGCTATTACTGATTTAAATTCTAATGTTTCTGCAATCTATGAAGATGATGATTCCTATTACATTGCATCATCTGGATTTCCTTCACATGTTATTGGAACACTACCTTCTGATGCAGCAGATCAAAAGCATTTAAAGATTATTAGAAAGAAACCAATCTCTACTAGTGAAGTATATGATACTGGGTCTAGAGATGTTGGTATTGCTATTAATGGTATTCCATTCCTAAGTTATAAAGATGATGATGTAATACTCAATGGACCACTTCAAAAAATTGATGTAGATAAGAGGGGTAATGGTTATAAGAAACCACCTTTTGTTTTAGTTGATGGAGTTGCTAATCAAGCAACAACAAAACTTGCTGGTGAAGTTGTTGAGTCTGTATCAATTGTTACAACAGGTGATTATACATCTGTTCCTACAATTGAAATATTGTCTGGTAGAAATGCACAAGTAACTCCTATTGTTACAAATGGTGAAATTACTAGTATCTCTATTGATAATGCTGGTGAGTATTATTCTTCTCCACCTGAAGTTAGAATCTCTGATTTAGCAGGTAGAGGACAATTTGCTGTTTATACAACAGAAGTATCAACTTCTGGTGAGTTGACTAATTTGGTTAAAGTTAATGGTGGTAAGGGATATACTTCAGGTAATGTTTTGATAGATATCATTCCTGTAGGATCTGGTGCTATTGCGACTGCTACTATTAAAGAGTGGAGAAAGGATAGATTTAAGAAGACATCTGTAGATTCTGAGAATGGTACATTCTTTTATAACTACGTTACTTCTATAGGACAAGGATATGGATATCTTGCATCTCCTACTACATTAAGAACAAATGACACAGGAGCATCACATTCTTCTATTCTAGGGTTTGCATATGACGGTAACCCCATATATGGTGCTTATGCTTATTCAGATCCTTTAGATCCATCTAGTTCTATTTCTAGGATGAGTAGTAGTTATATGCCAGTAACTATTAGAGATGGTGGTCCTGCTGAGTCCGATTATCCAATTGGCACATTCATTCAAGATTGGGTGTATGTTCATGAAAGAGGTTCTTTAGATAAGAACAATGGTCGTTATTGTGTCACACCTGAATATCCAAATGGCACTTATGCATATTTTATTACAGTGGATGATACGAATGTCCCTGTATATCCTTATGTTGTTGGTAAATCTTATTATTCTCTACCTGTTGATTCCAACTACAATTCAGCATTAAATCAATATGATTTACCAAAAAGTGCGAGAAGATTAAGGACTTCTGATATTGAGAACAATGGTGATGGTACATCACTTCAAATACAAGATGTAACTAGAGGTAGTATAGCATCTGCTGTTATAGAAACATCTTCTGATAAATTTTCAGTTGGTTCTAAGTTAGTTATTGATGAGAGTGGTACTGGTGGTACTGGTGTAGATGCAGAAGTTGATTCTGTTAAAGGAAAGTCAGTAGTCTCAATTGAGTCTCAAACTGATAAAGTATTATATCTGTCTTTGAGTGATACTGCTTATTTGTTTGATGGTGATAGAGTTACACAAGGGTCTGCAACAGGTCTTGTAGTTGGCAATGTATTCTCTGCTACTAAGTTTCCTATTCGCTCTGTAACAGGCATATGGAGTGCTTCTGGAACACTAACATCTGATACTAAGGTATTAACATTACTCCTTGACAAGAATTCATCATATACAAAAGGTGCTATTCTGTCATTAGGTGATGGTATTGCACTTCCTGTTGCTAAAGGTGAGGTATTAGAAACTACATCTTCACAAAATAGTGTTAAAGTAAAGGTAACACAGGAAGGATTTGTAATTTCATCAACATTATTCATTTCCAGTTCTGATTTATTAAACACACCTGGTTCTAAAATAATTTCTATCAATTCCTTAAGTGAAAATTTAGATATTAGAACAGTACAAGATAATGTTGCTCTACTTACAACAGGATTAAACCACGGTGTTGCTGAAGGAGAAAAAATAACGGTAGATGTAAATCCTAATGATTCTACCACTACAACAACATACGAAGTAAAGTCTACTATATATCAAGAAGTCACCGTTGAGATCCCTGTTGTAGCAACGGTTCTCAGCGATAGTGGAGTTGGAAGATTTTCAATATTAAATGGTGGTGCAGATTATACTCCAAATGAATATGTTGACATAGCACTATCAGGTGGAACAGGAAGTGGTGCAAAGGCAACAATTAAAGTTTCTAGTTCTGGTGTAGTTAATGAAATTACCTTAACTGATAGAGGAACTGGGTATGAAAAGTATGATGTGTTGACTGTAGGTGATTCTGATTTAGTAAAAACTAATACAAATACAGCATCATTGAAAATAGAAGTAGATCATGCAGGCTTTGCTAAAGAAAGAACAGATCTTATAGTTACAAGTTCTCTTGGTTTTAGTGTTAATGATAAACTTGTTATTGGTACTGAGGTTGTAACAATAACAGGTATTAATAGTAATACTATTACTGTTGATAGAGGAACTAAACCATCGGATCATTTTGATGGAGCATCTATTACTTTACAGGATGCAGGATTTACTCTTAATAGTGGATATCAAATCAATCAAGAAACTGCTGATGCATCTCAACCATATGTTGTATCATATGACGCAGTAACACAAAAGGTGGTATTTAAGTATGGGTATGGTATTACTCCAACATATCTCACATTAAGTTCTGTATTTAAAGATCAAAGTACTCCTATTAATAGAATTGTCAATATAAGCAATGTTAGTGATCCTGTTACATGCTTTGAGATTGATGGTGAAAGAAATAAGATAATTGATATTAAGAGATATTACAAGTATATCTTTAATACTTCTCATTCATCAATGATTGGTAAGAAGTTTGATCTATCACCAAGTATAAATCATAATCTTGTTGCTATAGAAAAGGATTCTCCTACTATTTTTGAAACCAATATTAAAGTTGGTTTTGGTTCTAGAATTTCTACAAATGCATATACCAATAAAGTAGATAGTCCATATAACAAATATTATTATTTTGATAATAACAATATTGTAAATGCAGAAGGTTCATACTTAAATGTTATTGATGATAATTTAAATGGTGACAAAACTGTTCTATATGTAACTCCAACAAAAATTTTATACTCTACAGAGACACCTACCACTCATGATGGTACAGGATCTATGAGTTATACAACCAAATCCTCATTTGCAGTTGGTGAGATTGATTCTATTAAAGTTTCTAATACAGGATTGAATTATAAAAAACTTCCTATTGTTACTGGTATTATTGATTCTTCTGGTAATGTTGATACTACTGTTAAATGTTACTTATCAAGTAATGACATAGGAATTCCTAGCAATATTAAGATTATCAATAATGGTGGATCTTATCATAATGATGATAGTTTAAAATCTACATTTAGATCAAACTACGTATTCACACTATCTAATTTCAATCAAAAACCATTTAGTGTTGGTGAAACTATTATTCAAAAATCTGGCACAGTAGAAATTGCTAGAGCAAGAGTTACTTCATGGACAGAAGGATCTAATATTCTTATAGTTGACAGAGTTACAGGTATTTTTAGAAAAGATCAAAATATTATTGGTCTTGCTAGACATCAAACTGCTAATTTAAAAAATATTAGTTTTACTGAATTCTCTCCTATTATTCAAACAAATTTTGATAATATAGGATTCTATAGTTCTGATGCTGGAAAAGTTAGTGACGCAAATCAGAGAATCCATGATTCTTACTACTATCAAGATTTCTCATATACAATTAAGTCTAAGACTTCAGTAGATACTTGGAGACAACTCATCAAAGAAACAACTCATCCAGCTGGATTTCAGTTGTTTGGTGAAGTTTTAATTGAGAGTGAAGTAGAAGCAAAAATGAGTGATACTCCTGCTACTAGCAGAGTTTCAGTAATTCAAGCATGGGATCCAAATAAGAATAAGATAACAGTAGAAAGTGTAAGAAAGCAAATTACACAGAATATCATTTTGATGGACAATTTGAATGTTCAGAATGGTGTTGGATCAGTTGCTCTTGATGCTCTTAATACAAGTGAGATCCTTGGTAAGGATGATATAAAATTAAATGCATCATTTAATGGATCGTTTGGAAATAAAGGAAATCGTATAGGTCAAAAAGAATTTACTCTTGTAGATAATAACAATAATGCAGTTACACCATTTAATAGTCAAGCATTAGTTGTTACATTAGATGGTATATTACAAGAACCAGGTAAAGCATATACTGTCACTAATGATAAGATAACCTTTGCAGAAGCACCATTAGAAGGAGTTTCTTTCTATGCTAAAAAATTCCAATTTAAGAGTAATAATTTAAGTACCAAATACTTAAAGAAAATTAGAAATATCTTCCAAAGAAATGGTAGATGGTTAGATGCTTCTAATCAGATTGAAAGGAACAAAGAATTTATTCAGGATTCAACACTCACACATATAAAGACTGTCCATCCTACACTTGCTTGGAACTCATTAAGTACAAAATGTTTTAGAGACATTGGATTTATAGTAGATGCATTAGCACATGATATAAGGTTTGGTGGTAATGAAAAGACAAAAGTTTCTCTAGAGAAATATTTCAACAACGGTCTTTTAGATTATATTGATGGTGAATTAGAACCAACAATAGAAGCGTTCCAATATGCTGTTGGACTTGCTAAAGAAGCAATAAACAATGAACTAACAGGTGGATTTATTGATAATGATATCTTAACTGATAGTGGTCCTGTTAAGTGTGCAGATGTTCTTTCTGCTTTGGATACCTTATCTGAAGTTATAAGAGTTATTCTTACTACTGGTCCTGGTTCTGTTGAAGTTGGATATCCAGATTATTTTAATGGTGAGAATACTATATTTGATTTGTATTATGAAGATGGTAAACCAGTTGATACTGAAACAAATGAAGATTTGTGGATTGCTTTAAGTGGTGTTCTACAAGTTGGAGATGCATATAGTATTGATAGATCATCAATACCTAATAAGATTGTATTCTCAAAACCTCCTATATGGGGTCAGTCAAAGAATACTAAGACTGTATATGAAGGTTTAGCAGTTGAAAGATTCTTTGGTCAAGGTATTGGATCATATAATAAGTTTAGTATTAGTATTAATAGTGCTGGAACAGGTCCATTCTTAATTGTAGACAATAATAATGATATTAAATCTATTGATAATAGTACATTTGTATTTGTATTCTTAGATGGTGTATTACAGATAGAAAATAAGTCTTATGTTATTAGTGGACCTTCTATTAGATTCATGAGACCTATTTCTCCAAAGAATAATGTTCATATCATTAGTCTTTATGGTAGGGAGTCTGAAACAACATTAACTTTATTTGATTATGAAAGAAATCAATATTATAATGAACTTAAACTGACATGTGATGCTGGTTCTCCTAATGATTTCATTAATTGGATTTCTTGGTATAATTTATCACATAATGATCATCAAGTTGCATATCAAAAGGTTGGTGGTGTTAAGAAGTATATTGGTAATGTAAAACTATACACAACTACTTCAAATACTTTGATTGTTACCATTGCTGGTAGTAATCAGACATTGGATGCATCAAATATATTCTTTGCTGGCAAACCAGACTTCAGTGATGAATATGAATTAACAGGAACAACAGATACACTTGTTCCTGTTAAGGATGGATTTAACGAGAATCAAATGCAGAGAAATTCTGCTAGATGGTTGTATGGTACTCCTAGAGCAGATGAAGCATATTTTGAAAGAAATAGAAATGGTGCTAATTTAATTGATGGTGATTTAATCAAAGTTGATGGTGAACAAGAATGGAGAACAGTTAATAAACTTCCTCGTTATGTAACACCTAAAAATTATAATGTAGATGGTGATGTATCAAATAGTTTCCATGGACCTGTATTAGTAACCAAGTATTCAGGTGACACTTATGGAACTGGTCTAAGTGTTGAATGTACTGTTACAGATGGTAAAGTAACTGCTATAACTTGGAATAAGGATTCTGGTGTTGTTGGAGGGTACTATAGTACACCTGTACTACAATTCCTTCCTGTTAACAAACAAGGTGGTGGTGCAAAGGCAGAAGTTATAGTACAGAAAGGAACTGTAGTTGATATTGTTATTACTGATGCTGGTTCTGGTTATACAACTGCACCAAGAGTTGTTGTTACTAGACAGTTTAAAGTAATTAAGAAAAATGGTAGAAAGATTGATAGTCTTATTGAATTAGGTTTTGAGAATGATATTCTTGTTGATAACCTAAGCATCATTTCCATAGTCACACCTATCCGAGGAATCGGTGGTGGTGGAGGCGGTGGAGGCGGTGGAGGAGGCGGTGGAGGAGGAGGAAATCCTACTCTTCCTGATGATCCTTTTGATAATTCACATAAATTATATCCTTGGGCAGATTCTACTTGGACTGGTAGTATGATTCAAATTACTAATACATTTGATCTTACGTTTACCTTCCCTGCACCAGTAGCACTTCCACAAGAAATTGTAAGATACTGGCCAACTGTTGTTGATTCTGTAACTGTTCCTCCTTGTGGTGATCTTACTTCTCAAGGAACAAGTATACTTGAATTGGGAGCATATGAAGCTGCTGTTGGATTCCATAGTTGGATTGATGTCAATGGTAATAGACTACCTGGTCCTAAATTCCCTGGAAACGGGGGAGGAGGCGGTGGTGGCGGTGGCGGTGGAGGAGAAGGTGGAGAATCTTCTACTACATACCAGTTGGGATTTGTTGATCACCGTTTCTATAATCCAGCATATAACTCTGCTCCTCCTCCGCTACATAATACTACTATGAGACCTGCTTTCTTCCAATGGGAAGGTGCTAAATTTATGGATACAGGAGATATTTTATCTCAAGCAGGACATTCAGTTTCTGAGTATACCATTGAAGAGTTTGATAGATATGGATTCCAGTTATTAGAGTTTTCTGACTATGCTGGATCTGGATGGTCTAGTAGTCAATATTCAATGAATGTTGCCTATCCAACTATCAACAACTATCTAAGTCAACTAGATACTACAGATCTCCCTGATGCGAATGGTGCAGGATATGTCGCAACAGGTGCAGTAGTTTACGCAAACACTACTAAATTCCCTGCAACAGGTAAAATTTTAATTGGTAGAGAGACTATTTCTTATACCAGTAAACTAAGTGATCGTTTCATTGGATGCTCACGTGGAGTAGATGGTTCTCCTATAGAGAGTCATACTGTGGGAGCATTCTTAAGAAACGCAAATTAAAACGTATAAATAAACCTTAGATTCGTCTAATATTAAAGAACTTAACGAGACTCAGTGCTATGGCAGCTATTATTTCAGAAAAATTTAGAATTTTCAATGCGAAACAATTTTTAGAATCATTAGGTGAAGGTGCAGATGATGCCTCAGCTGATCGTACTAGAATGTATTTCTTTGTTGGAAAGTCTTCTTCATGGAACGGTTACCTTGAAATATTCAATGTAAGCGGAACCTTTGCAGTTAATGATGTCGTTTACGAAGGTAACGATGTTAACACTGCTACATTCAAAGGAACAGTGGAGGCAGTTTACCCAAACAGTCTTCTTTTAAATACTATTCTTCCTACAGCAACTGCAACTCCTTCATTTGGAACTGTCATTACTAATGGTACTGCAACTGCTAAGACAGGAACTTATAGATATGCGACAGAGGAAGTTCCACCTGTCCCTCTAGATAATGCTGAAGAAAAGGGTGACGTATATGATGAGATAATCGCTGCCAAACGTATTCTTAGTGATAATGCCCGTTTAGTTACTCCTCGTTATAATTGGAATACACAAACGAATCCAAAGTTTGATATGTACCGTCCAAACTATGCATCAACACCTGGTGGTGGCGGTGCAATTGGTACATCAACTGCTTTAGGTGCTAGTTCTTTATCTGGATCTAAGTTCTATGTAATGAACTCTCAGTATGAAGTCTTTAAGTGTCTTTATAATGGTCAAGATCCTACAAATACTGCTGGTCAGAATGTAACCTACGAACCAAAGTCTCAACCTACTGCTGGTCAGGGTACATTTGATAGTGCTACTGGTGTATACACAGAACCTGCTGGTACTGCTGGATATATTTGGAAGCATCTATTTACACTTTCAACAGGTGATGTTCTTGCTTTCTTATCAACAGACTTTATGCCTGTTGCTGCTGCAACTGACGCATCTAGAACTGCTGTAGAAGCACTTGCTGTTGATGGTGGTATTCACGTTGCTGTAGTTAGAGATGCTGGAACAGGTCTTCCTGCTACTGCTACATTATACACTCCAGTTAAGGGTGATGGTACTGGTGCTATTGTTAAGTTCCAAACCAATGCTTCTGGTGAGGTAACATCTGCTTCTATGGAGGCAGCTGGTTCTGGTTACACATATGGTAATCTAATCCTAACCACAACTACAGTATTTACTGATAGTGCTCTTACAACAAATCCTAGTGCATTCACTGGTTCCGCATATATTGAAACTGTAATTTCACCTGAAGGTGGACATGGTTCTAATGCTGATGTAGAACTCTTTGCTAAAAGAGTGATGACGAATATTCGTCTAACATATGCAGAAGGACAAGGTGATTTCCCTGTTGATAACGATTTCCGTAGAATAGGAATTATTCAAGATCCATATGACTATGGTACTACAACGTATGCTTCTAATAGCACATTACGTGGAACCCATGCATTAAAAGTTAATGGAACTGGTAATGATTATGTTGTTGATGAAGTTATATCACAGACAGTAACTGGTGGTACTGCTAAAGGAACTGTTGTTTCTTGGGATTCTACTAACCAGATTGTTAAGTACTTCCAATCTCCTACTGTACACACCGATGCTGGTGTTGTTCTTGCATTTGAATCTAATGCTGCAAATGCTGTTGTTGGTGCTGAATCTGCTGCATCAAGAAATGTTGTTACTACAGAAGGTACTTCTGGTACTCCTTCAGTAGTTGCTGATGTTTCTTTTGTAGAAGGTAAAGCATCTGCTGAGATTGAACCCAACTCTGGAGATATAGTATACATAGAGAACAGAAGACAGATTACAAGAGCTGCTGACCAAATTGAGGACATCAAGCTTGTAATTGAATTCTAATTTATCCAATCCAAAGTTAGAAGAACAGTGAGATGCCTCAGAAGACAAACCTAAATGTAGCTCCATACTACGAAGATTTCACACAAGATAAAAATTTCTACAAAGTACTCTTTCGTCCTGGATATTCAATTCAGGCGAGAGAGTTAACTCAGCTGCAATCTATTCTTCAGAATCAGATTGAAAGTTTTGGTAAGTACTCTTTTAAACAAGGTGAACTTGTCATTCCTGGTGAAGTAGGAATTAATACCAAACTTCCTTATGTGAAGTTATCTTCTGTATCCGAAATACCTATAAATGTAAATGGTAAGATCGTTTACAAGAAGTATGATATTACCCAACTAAAAGGATTGGTTCTTAAGGGTAATACTTCTGGAGTAACAGGAACTGTTATTGATGCTAATGTAGCAACAGAAACTGCTTCTGATGTTTTATATGTAAATTATACAAATAGTGGTGATGCGTCTAATGAAGATACATTTAGACAAGGTGAGACCCTAGAGGTCGTAGATGGCGTTAATACACCACTGATGGTGGTTGGAACCGATGGAAGCGTACTTCCTACTAGTATTTCTGTTACTGATCCTGACACAGGTGCATCGGCAACATTAGAAAGTCCTGCAATGGGATTTGCTTCTGCTGTTAAAGTAGAAGAAGGTATTTACTTTGTTAATGGATATTTTGTAAGAAATGCGGAACAACTTCTTATAGTTGATAAGTATTACAATAAACCATCTGCAAAGGTTGGTTTTAAGATTAGCGAAAGTATTGTAACAGCAGAAGAAGATGCTTCTTTATATGACAATGCTATTGGATCTAATAATTATTCTGCACCAGGTGCAAATAGATTAAAGATTGTTCTTGATTTAGTCAAGTATGATTTAAATGCAACTACAGAAAAGAATTTTATTCAGATTCTTACAGTTAAGAGTGGATCTGTACAATCTCAAATAACACAAACAGATTATAATCTTATAGAGCAAACTTTAGCAAGAAGGACTTATGATGAGTCTGGAGATTATATTGTTGAAGATTTTTCTTTGGATGTTAGAGAATATTATCAGAATGAAGGTAACTTAGGAGTATATTCTGCTGATGAATTTGGTAAGGTTAATGGTCTTACAGTAGATGATGCAAAAGGTAAATTACTTGCAAGCGTTGGTTCTGGTAAAGCATACGTAAAAGGTTTTGAGATTGTTAATAAGGAGACAAAATATCTTCCTATATCCAAAGCAAGAGAAACTCTTGATAGATCTGATATTCGTTTAAAGACTTCTGGACTTCCTACTTATAGAATTACAAACACATATGGAAGCACACCACTTAATGCTGATGGTGGTGATTTAACTGCATATCCTAATGTATTTTTATCTTCTGTTTTTAATGATGGAAGTATTGGTTTAAGTGGAACTGAGGGTTCTAATGATTCAAAGCAGACTGTATCTCGTAGAGGTTCTTTCTTTGATCAAAATACAGGAGTTAAAACTGTTTATGTAGAAAAAGATTCTAGTGTAAATTTAAGTACATTAAATGGTGCTGCTAGTGGTATTGGAACTTTTACTAATGATGGTGCTGCTGATGCAAATAGAACTGCTGGAACATATCTTAATATTGCAGCAACAACATCTACAGGATCTGGAGCTGGTGCAACATTTGATGTTGTTGTAGGAGCAGATGGAACGCCTACAGTGACGTTGAATGTAGCAGGTACAGGATATGCTGCTACAGACACTTTAAGTATCTCTGATGGACTTCTAGGTGCTGGTGGGGGTGCTGCTATTACAGTAACAGTATCATCTATATCTGGTGTAGGTGCTACAGATACATTTGATGCAAGATTGGCAGCATTATCAACACTTTATTGGGTACAAGGAAGAAATACAAGCGGTATTCCTAATACCATTAGTTCAATTGATGTTATTGGTTACTCTGAGGTTTCTAGACCTGAATTAGATGATCCTGCTTTTTCAGCAAAAACATATCTTGAATTAACACTTAAAGGTGACAAGAATCTTCTTGATAAGTTTTTTACTGAATATGATAGTGAAAATTCTAGTGATTCTGGAAATAGAGAATTATTCAGAACTCAAATAGATGGAGAGAATGATCAGAATAGATTTGGTATTATAAGAGACTACAATGAGACAATAACACCTGTTGTTGGTATTGCTAAACCAAGCAACTTTACATTGGTAGATAGGGGAACAGGATTCAATACTGATACTGATATTATTCTTTCTAAAGGTAGAAAAAATGACGGTACTGCTGTTTATAACAGTGTATTTGGTTTATCTTATTTTGATCCTCAATTCTTTACTAAAATTCTCTTAGACGATTCAATTGAAGGAACAGGTGGATTTCTAACTGGAAAGTATATCTACGGTATTACAAGCGGTGCTTATGGTGTTATAGAAGGTTCTTCAACTGGATCATATAGCAAAAATAAAACTTTGATGGTTAAAACTCTTTTTGGAAACTTTAAGAGTGGTGAAATTATTAGAGATGAAAATAACAATTCTGTTAGAATTGCTCAAGATAATACAATATCACATTTTATCATTACTTTCCCTGGTGTTGGTTATGAGAGTGGATCTTCAATAAAGATTGATGGAGTTGATTTTGATTCTTCTAAGATCAAACTTAATATACCAACCAGTAAGAAAGTATTACAGGCAACTATTGTAAGTAGAGAATTTGTAAAAACAGAATATGCAAAACCTCCTGTTGTGATAATCAATCAGGCAGAAGGAAAATCTGAACCCACAAAGGTTGCAAAGATTACTCCAGTTCTTGTTAGAAACTCAGTAACTACATACACCCCTCAGAACGTCAAATCATTCTATTCAGAATTTGGTTCTGGTAATGCTAATGTATTTACAGCTGATATTGAAATCAACAATGAAAAGTATGCTGAAGTTATTTCTGTAACAAACTTTACATTTAGTGGTGTAAAGGGTAATAAGTTTATTGAGTGTAATGGTTTTGGTGGTGATAGTACAAAGATACTACAACAAGGAGATATTGTACAATTCTCTGATACTACAGATACTATTGTTCGTTGTATTGTTCAATATGCAACAGAACCATCTGGTGTATTGAAGTCAAGAATTTATTTTGATAGAGCATTACCTGATGATGTAAGTAACACGAGTGTTGTTAGAATACGTCCTTCTATTGTAAACTTCAATCAAGGAACATTACTTTATAAGACAGGAACAAAAGAAGTTTCTTCTATTGTAGCAAGTAGTGAAGATTCTAAGATTGTTCATTATGTAAGAAGAGATTTTGTAAGTACTGGTAGTTCTAGTGGTGGTAGTATTACCTTCACTGCTCAATTACCATTTGGTACTCAAAGATTTGTTTCATTTAATGAAAGTAATTTCCTAATTACAATTTTAGATGAAGGAAGTGCAACTGATATTGAAAAAGGTGATATAGTTTATATTACATCAGATCAAGTTGATATTAGTGCTTCTACTGATTCTGCTAGTGGTTTAACATCTGGTAGTGTTGTACTTAGTTTGCCACAGACATTCTTTGGTGGTGATGCATCTAACTATACAAAATTTCCTAAGTTAAAGTTGAGTGCTACTCTTGAAGTAACTAAGGCAAAACCAAGACTTAAGACAGCAAAACTTAATACTAGAATTGTAATTCAATCACCTGGTGATAGGGTTATTCCTTTTAGAGGAAAGAACTATGATACTCAAAGTGTAGAGACATTTACATATGCTGATGCTTTTAAACTTAGGTATGTTTATGAAGGTTCTTCACAAGATGCTCCAACTGTTGATGCATCTGGTAATCTTGTAAGTGGAACTGACGTTACTAACAGGTATACATTTGATAATGGGCAAAGAGATACTGTATATGATGTATCAAGAATCATATTGAAGCCTGGATTTGAAGCACCAACTGGTCAATTATTAATTGCATTTGATTACTTTGATCACACAACTGGTGACTTCTGTACAGTTGATTCATATTTACATGAAGCTGGTGTTGGTGCTGATGAGATTCCAACATACAATTCACCTGCTTTAGGTAAAATATCTTTGGGTGATGTATTAGATTTCAGACCAAAGGTAGATAATGATGCTATTATATCAGGATATCAAGATACTTCTTTATTAGGTTCATCTAATAGTAGGTCTTTTGCTGGTGGTGGTGGAATTGTTTCTAGTACACCTGCACCAGATTCAAATCTTGAATATACTTTCTCATTCTCACAAACACAATATCTTAGTAGAATTGATGGATTGTTCTTAGATAAGAAAGGTAAATTCCATATTAAGGAAGGTAATTCTTCTTTAAATCCAACCAAACCAGATCCAATTGAGGATGCTATTGCTTTGTACTACATGTACGTACCAGCATTCACTCAAACAAGTAAGGATGTAAGAATTGTACCAGTTGATCATAAACGCTATACAATGCGTGATATTGGTAAACTAGAAAAACGTATTGAGCGTCTAGAATATTACACCACGTTAAGCATTCTTGAGCAGCAAGCACTCAATATGCAGGTTATTGATGGTAATGGTAATAACAGATTCAAGAGTGGTTTCATTGTAGACAATTTTGAGACTCATAAGATTGGTTCATTACAATCAATTGATTATAAGTGTTCTGTTGATACACAACAATCTGTAATGCGACCTCAAACAAAGGAAGATTCTTTTGGATTGGTAGAAGTTAATACTAGAGATGATCAGAGAAATTCTTCTGGTTATGTAAGAAATACTGATCGTGTTACATTACCATTTACAGAATTAAAAGTATTAGGAAATGATTTTGCAACTAAGACAATCAATCCTAACCCATTTGTAGTATTACAATATGCTGGTGATTCGTTTGTTGGTCCTAATGTAGATGCTTGGTATGACACTAGTGTTGCACCACTTGTCACTGATAATAATACCAATCTATATTCAATATTCCTTGCTAAAGATAATTTAAAGGATGCATTCTCTAGTCTTTATAATTCATATAAAGTTAATTGGATAGGTGCAAATAGATCATTCTTTAATATTGATTCTTTCAGCGACACAAATAGTGATGTATCAGGTTCTAATGTTACTAATGCTTCTGTTTCTAGTTCATCAAACGTAAGTCCTGACAACAATGAGATTGGAAAAGGACTTTCTACTAAAGGAGTTGGATCTAATGTTGTAGCTACTTCTCTGTCATTCTTTGCCAGAAGTGTTCCTGTTAATTATGTAATTAATCGTCTTAAACCAAACACAAGAATATATCCATTCATGGAAGGACAGGATGTTTCACGTTGGGTTAATGCTGATTCTAAGTATACAGGTATTGCTGGTAATTCTTTATCTTCTTTCAATACACCTATTGTTACCGATGAGAATGGTAATGCTAGTGGTGTTATCTTAATTCCTGCTGGATTACCTCCTAGGGAAGCAAGTGTATGGACTGGTGATGCTGCTAATTTAGATTATGATACTAGTGCTAGTGAAATTAGATTTACAACTGGTGTCAAGACTATTAGATTTACATCAAGTTCTACCGATGCTGATAAGGATACAGTAGAGACATATGCAGAAGTTAAGTACTATGCAACTGGTCTTCTACCTGAGAATCCTTCTTCTATTGTATCTACATCACCTGCATTCTTTAAGGCAAATGAAGGTACACAGGTAACAGATAGTAATACAGAGAATCCAGTTAAACCAAATCCACTTGCTCAAACATTTACTGTTGAGGGATTTGATGGTGGTGTATTTACTACTAGTGTTGATCTATTCTTCTCTACTAAGAGTTCTAATATTCCAATTAGAGTATATCTAACTGATATTCAAAATGGAAAACCAGGTAAGAACATTATACCTGGCACACAAAAGGTTCTTAATCCTGACACATATCTAAGAGTTCTTGCTAGTGACACACTTGAAGTAACTAAAGGAGAAAAAGTTACTGGTCAATCATCTAATGGTTCTGGTCCTGTTTCACGTGTATTTGACAAGAATAATATTGAATTGATAGCTTCAACTACTGGTATATTCTCATTAACTAATGATCAAATCTATACATTGGTATTAGATAATCATACTGGAACAGCATTTAAACAAGATGAAACATTAACTGTACCATCAATTGTTGCTGCTAATAATGCAAATAATACATCCAACACTCTTAAGATAGTAAAAGATTCTGGTAGAGTTACAGGTTTGACTGTAAGTAATACTGGAACATCATATGATTCTGCAATCATAACTTTAGAAAGTCCACAATTACCTGGCGGTGGTGGTGCTACTGCCACAGTTAGAGTTTCTAATGGTAAAGTTTATCATTCTGATATTATCTTATCTGGTTCTGAGTATACAGAACCACCAGCAGTTATTATTAGAGGAACTGGTACAGGTAACTCTGGTGCTGTAATTGAATCTTCTATTACTATTGATACACCAGCAGTTCGTATGGGTATTTCTACTGATCAAACTGGTGTTACCAATTCTACTACTCCAACTAACTTCAAGTTTGATTATCCTGTCTATCTACAGAATGATACTGAGTATGCTCTTGTTCTTGAGACAGACTCTATTGATTATCTTGTATGGGCATCTAAACTTGGTGAAACAGAGGTGGCCACTAGCACAACTGTCACAACACAACCTGCTTTAGGATCTTTATTTAAGTCTCA